ATCTGAAGCCCGGTCACATGATATTCGGTAACAAGGGGAACGTGTGGGACGATACAGCTCACATTTACAAGTCTGGTGAGGGTAACCTGTGCGGTACACCAGCCCTCAGTACCAACTGGGCACGCATCGAGGAAATAAAGACGATTGGATGTCCGGGGTGCCTAGCACGATATAATGCTTAATATAAGCTATATAATCAAATTAATCGAACGGGGCTAGTCACAGTCCCGTTCCTATATTCACGGTATGAAAATAATAAACATAACCAACGAATTAGTAGAGGTGCTCTGGATCGATGATAATGAGATCGAGTACATCCCAGTGAGCGAGTTCATCAGTAAGTATGGACAAGCTAAAATCAACAATTACATAACCAATAAAACCAAGTAACATGACACCAAAAGAAAAAGCAATTGAATTATTTAAAAAATTCTATTGCATGCCAAATAATTCAAAAAGTAGAATAAAAAATATTGAGTTTGATACAGCTAAAAAATGTGCATTAATAACATTAGATGAAATATTCAGTAATAACACTAATCAATCAAAACATGATTATTGGTGTGAAGTAAAGGAAGAATTAGATAAACTATAATAAATAAAAACCCAGTAACGATGAAAGTAAGATACACACCCGGAACACCAGATGGCCTCGTGGGTAAAACCCACACGGTGGAAATAGTGGAGATGATGATCGTGGAAACCAAGCACATCGACGCCCCATTACTCAAATCGGTGAAGATCAAGTACGCGGACGGTAAGTACGAGACGATCAGCGGAACTAAACTGTTCGATTCGATCAATATGATCCAGAAGGCCGTCCATAAGAGAGCTGAGTAGACGGGTGCTATCGGGCCGATAGCGTTTGATAGCGCCCCGCGCGCGGGATGATCGCGATCTGCTCCCACGCCAATTGCGGTCCATCGATGGGGCGTGGGCGTGGCAAAAAAAGCTATGGGTATTCTCAACGCGAACACGATCTCTACCCATCGACAGTATATACACATATACTTGGCTTCAAATCGCATCTCCAATTTCCGAAATAACCCCTTTTGGACCCCTTTGCAAAATCCCAAAATCTCCTCTTAAACGATCTTTTTTGTATAGGCAAAGTATATACATTATATTCACTACATGACAACACTTCAATACATTTTATTCTATTTAGGAAATACATTATGGTTCTATGTAGGATATAAAATTGGTAAAAATAAAAAATGGAATTAGATATAAAACCAACAGATAAAGTTTGTGCTAATTGCATTTATTTATTACGAATGATTGCTATTGGACAAGGTATTAGATGTGGGTATGAAGACGGAAATTACAAACCAGTCCCATCATTTAGACATACATGCGAAAACTTTAAAAATAAACATACAGATGAAACCAATTGATATGTTTCTCACTAAAGAGGCATTTAATGAATACGCTAAGCGCTTACGCGAAGAGCAAGCTAAAGAATACGGTATGACACTCGAAGAGTGGGATCAAGCCGTACTTGATGGTAAAACAGTTGAGAAGAAAATTAACCATAATACCCAGCCACCTACTAATAATGACAATAAATAAGTTATGTTAAAACACATTACACTAACCGAAGCCAAAGGATACCGCAAATTAATCCCAGAAATTGATTTAATCGATAATATGAGTATGGCTACAGCTTTTACTCGCGAGCCTGATCCTGACAATCCTAAATTCGATATTGTTACTTATTACGGTGACATCCGTGGAGGTTTAGCTGATGATATATCAGGTGATCTTATTAATCCTCACTACGTTTATGTTCTTACTAATCCTTCTATTCCCGGTATTGTTAAAATCGGTTACACCGAGCGTAATGTATTCGATCGTTTGAGAGAAATTAATTCTGCTCCGGGTGTTGTTATACCGTGGAATGTAGCTTGGTCATATAAGTGTCCACAAGGGCGTGCTCTTGAAAGTGAAATTCATTCTCATCTCGAACATATGGGTCTTCGCCCTAATGTTAAACGTGAAGGTTTTTCTATTAGTGTTACCGACGCAATTAAAATTATTGAGGAATTAGGTCAAAAATATCAAAAACCCCTATAATATGGAAAAGTATATTTCTACAATTTTTAAAATTGGTATTCTACTTTGGCTTATTGTCATTTTAATGGAAGTAAATGAAATTAAACATGATATCGACCAAATTAAACGTCTAAATGTCGACACCGTCACTGTCACTACCTACGCTCCTGTGTCTGCTCAAACCGACGCTACACCGTTTATTACTGCTAGTGGTTTTAAACTGCATAAGAACCCACGCAAACAACGAGTTATCGCTGTTAGTCGCGATTTAAAGCGCAAGATGCGGTGGGGACAACGCGTTCGTGTTGAAGGTGCTGGTGAATACGATGGCATATACGTAGTAGAGGACGTGATGAATCGTCGGTTCAAAAAGCGAATAGATATTCTAATAAATCCGTCTGATAAGCCTAATATGTTTAAGCAAGTTAGATTGTATAGAGTCTGAAATAAGTAGTATATACGGAAAAGAATGTGGCATAGAATCTCTATAATGGGGTATTCTATGCTTTTTTATTATATTTATTATCAACAATGAGTACTTATAATATTAAACTTGAGGATAAAGCCGCCTTTATAAATCGCCTTGATAAAATAGGGGTTGGTGTTGATAGTTATGAAGTTAAAGATGATAAGTTAAAAGGTACTTTTGAATTTATTGTAGATGATCCTGCAGTAGATAGTATGGTTAAAACTATTTTAAAACAAAGCCCAAAAATAACCCAAATTAAAGAAATGGAAAACAAAAAGAAACTAACTAAAGAGCAATTAATAAAAATAATTCGTGAAGAATTAGGTAGTACTAATAAAACAGAAAAAAAGAAATCCTCACTAAATGAAATTAATTGGGATATTTTAGGCCCAGCATTAGGTGTTACTTTACCAGGTATGGCTGCTGCTTTTGCCGCTATTAAATCAAGTGTATCTGCCGCTAAAAAGCAATTACAAGATCAAATTAATCCTGAAACAGGTCAACCATATACCGATGATGAAATTAAAGCAGGTGTAATGAGAGGATTAGTTGATAAGATGCAAAGTTTTGGTGGTGAATAATTGATTTTAATTAAAAATAATAAACTTAGGCAATTCTATAAGAGTTGCCTATTTTTTTGGAAGTATAAAATTCTTTCCGTAACTTCAACCTACGAGCGGTTTGAAAAGGTTAAGGGAAAAAGGAAGGAATGAAAGGAATAAGGGAACATGAAGGGTCGTATATTTATATGTAAATATATATTATGAGATATAAAAACAACGTATTAGATAAATTAAGTCAAGCAGACGCCCTAGTAAATCGTCTTACTATTCAGGTAAATAGAAATCTAAGTAAAGAAGAAACAGTAGAAACTCTTACTATGTTGAAAGAACAAATTGAATCTACTCGTGAAATGATTTCTATTGAATCAGATGATTTTGAACAACAGTTTAGACCACAATAATAGTTTATGAATGTAGTTATATGGGTGATTATAGTTCACCTAATTGAAGTAATAGGTATTGCCGGATATCTTTTAATTCATAAGAATAATAAGTTAGAACGAGTAATAGCCGAACAACAAAATTATATTGATACCATTAGTATTATTATTCAAGACTCCGAAAATACAATTAGAGAATTAGATGCCCGTGGAGCATTTGAATCTGATGATGAAGTTGGTACTTTCTTTAGAAATTTAAAACAAATTCAAGAAATACTAAACGATTTTAATACTCGCAAGAACTAGTTTGGTTCCGATATTTTTTGTTATTATATTCGATATTAAACAATAAATATCATGACATTATACTACGAAGAAGATAATTTAGATTTATTTTTAGAACCACAGTCTATCGCTTTAAATAAACGAGGTCAACCCCGTAAACGCAAACCGAAAGAACCCCGTGTATATTTTACTTCAGATACTGAAGAAGCAATTATTGAATATCTAGCTTCTACTGATCAAGATTTCCGCAATCGACTTTATAGTGACCGTATAGAGTATGCGTTTTATAAGCTTGCAGAAAATATAATTCATACCTTTAAATTTTACTACACAGACTCAGATACAATTGAAGAGTTAAAACATGAAGTTGTAACATTCCTACTTGAAAAACTTCACTTATACGATCAATCTAAAGGTAAAGCATATTCTTATTTTGGTACTATTGCTAAACGTTATTTAATTGTTTATAATAATAATAACTATAAGAAATTACAAGAACATGCTGACGTTGATGAATTAAATGAAGATAAAGGATTTTTACATGAAACTATAAAAGAACAAGAAGAGCAATCTAATCCTGATAATTTTATTGATCAATATATCAGATATATCGATAAATATCTTTATCAATTATTTCCAAAACAACAAGATGCTCGTACAGCAGATGCAATAATGGAATTATTTCGTAAGCGCGAAACATTAGAAATATTTAATAAAAAAGCACTATACATTTATATTCGTGAAATAACCGACACTTCTACCCCTCATATTACTAGAGTAACTAAGAAATTAGATACATTACGTACTCGTTTATTTAATGAGTATTATCAACATGGGTATATAAAGATTTAAGTATACATATTTATTGATAAACATAAGCTATGGCTAATTTTGACGATATAACCCTATTTGGTAGTACGTCATTATCCGATATATTTAAACAAATTCATCGTAATAATAAGGATACTGACAAGCAAATTAACGAACTTATTGATGCTCTTAAACCACTTGCATCATCTAATGCAGGCTCTGCAGTAATGTTAATGCCTACTGTTAAAGATTTAATTGATGTTAATGTAAAAAATAACGAACAATTAATTAAAATGGCAGGTATTGCACAACGGGCATCAACTACTAACGGATCTTCTACATCAGCTGATTTCTTTGACCCAGCAGAAATACAACAACTACTAGAAGAACAACGTGCTGTACAACAGGAAGGACAAAAATTAATACAAACCACTGAGACTATACAACATCAAATTGATAATAAATGAGAATTAGGGAAAATTTAGGTGGATTATCAGCTCTAGCTACAAAAAATAAAATTCCTACTTCTACTCAGAAGTCTCAAATGGGAAGAGTAGCTGGGGTAATTACTACTAAAAATACTCCTAATAGAGAACTCTTTGAGAAATATAATGGATACTCAGGAATAGGAACAATATTTTATATTGATTATAATCAATCAGTAAATGTAGATATATCTACAGTAGATTTAAATAAGTGTAGAGTAGCTCAACCTTTACTTTCAGGAGTACAAAGTTATCCCTTAGTTGGTGAAGTAGTACAAATAGTAGATGGTCCTTCTCCTGTATCTCAAGTGTCAAATACAGCAACTCAAAAATATTACACAGGAACTGTTAATATATGGAATGATGTTCAACAAAATGCTCCTTCAACAGGTCAATTAGGTAAAACATTTATTGAATCTTCAGATATAAGACGACTTGTTCCATTTGAAGGAGATAATATATACCAAGGAAGAAAAGGTAATGGTATAAGATTTGGAAGTACTGTAAAAAGATTCTCAAATATAAATGAATGGAGCTCAGTTGGAAATGATGGAGATCCTATCACTATATTAGTAAACGGATATGTAACCACAGACACTGGTTCTTTATCTCCTAATGTAGAAGAAATAAATAAAGAAAAATCTTCTATTTATTTAACATCAACTCAAAAACTTCCCTTAACCCCCGGAGCAAGTATAATTAATCCTAGAGTTAATACTGTCGCTCCTAAAAATTATAATTCATCTCAGATAATATTTAATAGTGATAGGATTACTCTTAATTCTAAAAAAGATGAAGTTTTATTATTTGCTAAAACTAATATAGAATTAAATAGCGATAATATTATTAATATTAATGCAGGTGGGTTAGCACATATAAATTCACCTTCTATTGCTTTAGGTATAAAACCTGATGGAACATATCCTACAGAACCTGTTCTATTAGGAGGAAAAACATATACTCTATTACTAGATATATGTGGTGCTTTAACCTCTCTTGCTGGGTTTTTATCTTCTGCTACTGTAGCTACATCTGAAGGAGCTATGGCTGTTACTGATTGTAATTTAGCAGGAGAACAATTATTTGCCGATATAGATAATATATTAACTAAATTAGATACTATTACATCAAATAAAGTATATACAACATAATGGCAACCCCTATAAATCTTAACCCAACTACTGTTCAACCATCCTCTCCTCCTACTCCCCCAGTATCAGGAAATATTGCCTCTTTAGCTAATCCTAGTACTTTATCTAATTTAAAAAATTCTCAATTACCTAAAACTTTTGGAGACCAGGTAAAAAATCAAGCTGTTTCTAAAGTTAAGCAGGGTTTAGTACAATCTACTTTAGCTAGACTATATGAAGAAAAAGCAAGGCTAATCCAAGCCGGAATTCAACTTGATATAGAACATCAAATTACTCTTCAAAAATTACAACAACAAAATACTCCTAAAAAACAAGTTCAAAACGGCCAAACAGTTGATATCCCAGCAGAGTTAAGTGATGAAGAATATCAAAAAGCAGTAGAAGCAGAAAACCAAAATTATCAAGAAGCTCAAACTCTTATTCAAACTCAAAAAGAACAGAATCAAAGAGATATAGATAATTATTTAAAAGATCCTTTTAAAAAACAAAAGGATGAATTAAAAAAATTAAAACTATCTAGAAAGCAAAAACAAAAAAGAAATAAAGAAGAAAAATCTAAAGCAAGAAAAGCAAGAATTAAATCTGTTTTAAAAAATGCTAAAAAAAGTTTAGCTCCTATTTTAACTCTTCTTTTAACTAATAAAATAGCTGAACTTGTAGCTCAAAATAGTAAAATAAAAAAATTAGTAGATGATACTAATGCTATAATTATAGAAGCTAATGAATCAGGGGATCCTACAAAATTAAATAATGCTAAAATAGCTAGAGATAATGCTATTAAAATTATTCAAGATAATGAAAATAAAATTATAAAAATTAGAGACCAAATTAATAGAATCTCAACTTATATTAGTATATTCACAATTATAGTTAATATTATATCAGCTATTCCTATTCCTACAGCAGTTCCTCCTGGGATAGGTATTCCAACTAACTTAATTATTAAATTAGTTAAAATATTAGATAAAGCAAACCGTATACTTTTAACTTTAAGTGCTTTAATTCCTATATTAATAGCATGTTTAGAAAAAGCTATTAGTATATTACAAGATTTAAGAGCACAATTATTAGATATAAATGGTCAACTAGAAGTAGCATCAGTTAGTGGAGTACCAGGAACTGAGTTTTTATTAAATAGTAGTAATGAAGGAGGAGTTGGAGGTGGAGCAGATACAAATAATGGTGTAATTCAAACTGAATATAAAGGATTTAAATTTGCTATTAAAGAAGAAACAGGACCTAAAGCTATAGTAGTAAGAGGATATAAACGCCGTTATGCTGTAGCTATAGATGTAAATAATGTAGAAGTATTAAAAAGTGATTTATCTTTTACATTAGATCCTAACGATCTAATTGAACAATTAAAAATAGCAATAGATAGATTAGTATTAAGAAATGGAGGAACATTATCTTCTTCCGGTAATTCTGATAATACTGAAAATACTGATATTAATGGTGTTAATAATAATGGAAGTCTTACTCCTAATAATCCTTTATCATCCTCTAGTGGAGGAGGTGGATATAGTTCTCTAATAAGTTCTCTTAAAGTTTTAACGGATACTCCTCCTCAACCTGAAACTATTAAAGGCCCAACAGGAACTTTATCAACAAAAATTCCATTAAGTATTCCTAAAAAAGCATTTTATGCTGGCTTAGTATTAGCACCTATTCCACCTACACCACCAAATGTGAAAGTAGATGCTGCTTTTATACTTAAAAAAGATGTAGAATGGCAAGCAAGATATAAAGCATACCAGAGAAGAAATCAAAATATAGTAAATAACACATCTTCTTCATCTTAAAATATTTATTTATATGAACGTTAAATTATTTAAAAAATTAATTAGAGAAGCAGTAATCGAGGCACTTCATGAAGAACTGCCTGATATTATCAATGAAACCTTAGTAAAACAAAATAAACAACCTATTCGCGAAGGTAAAACATTTAACTTTACTAGTGCTGATGCTCAATTACCCGGAGATGTACGTAGTTCATTAGCTGCTAAAATGGGTATGGAATTTGGTTTTCAACCACAACGCAATGATTTAAAAGTTATTGATGCTGTTGATGAATCAACTGGTGAAAAAATTAACCCATATTTAGCATTTATCAATGATGCAGCTAATAACATGACAGCTCAAGATAGATCAGGATTAAGACAATTAGATTAATATGCCTACTCAAACAATACGAGTCAACCCATTAGACTTGCAAAAAAACATTGCAATTGGGGTATCTTTACCTTTTAGTGGACCTTCTGGTCCTTTTAATAAAACATATAGTACTAAAGATCAAACCAAATCTAATTTGATTAATTTAGTTCTTACTAATAAAGGTGAAAGGGTATTTAATCCTGAATTTGGAGCAGATTTAAAAAGAGTATTATTTGAAGGAATAACAGAAAATATTAATGTAACTATACAAAGACTTATAGTAGAAAATGCTAGTATATTTGTACCAGAAATAAGCATTTCTGAAGTAGAAACAATACAAAATCCAGATAATAATTCCTTACTTGTAACTATAAAATATAACTTGATAATATCAGGAACAGCAGATCAAATAACAGTAGAATTTATATAAAAATGGCAACAAACAGAGTATCATATTTAAATAAAACTTTTAGTGATTTTAAGAATAATCTTATAAATTATGCTAAAACTTATTTCCCATCAACATATAATAATTTTTCAGATGCCAATCCTGGGGCTTTATTTATTGATATGGCATCATATGTAGGAGATGTATCTTCATTCTATTTAGATACTCAAATTCAAGAAACTTTTCTATTATATGCTAAAGAAAAAGAAAATTTATTAGCCCTTTCTTATGCTTTAGGATATAATCCAAAAATATCGTACGCTTCCAATGTATTAATTGATATATACCAATTAATACCTACTAAGGATAACCCTAACAACCCAGGAAATTTAATAATAGATCAAGATTATTATTTATTAGTACCTGAAAATACAATAATATCCTCAACAAGTACAGGAACTAAGTTTTTGACTATAGAATCTGTAGATTTTAGTGATGAAAATAATAGAGAAGTAACTCTTGTTACTGATAGTAATTACTTTCTATTAAAAAAATCAGTTAAAGCAATCTCAGCAGAAATTAAATCTACTACATTAACTTTTAATGGTCCTGCTGAAAAATTTGCTATAAGAACTATAACTGATAATAATATACTTCAAATATTAGATGTTACAGATGCTGAAGGAAATAAATGGTATGAAGTTCCTTATTTAGCCCAATCTACTATATTAGATAGAATTACTAATCCTAATTACATAAATGGTACAGATGATGTTCCTTATTTAATTAATTATAAAAAAGTTGATCGTAGGTTTGTATCTAGATTTCTTTCTGATAATTCATTGCAAATAGAATTTGGATCAGGAATAGGATATTCTTCTGATAACTCTATTATTCCTAATCCTGATACTATATCATTAGGTTTAATTCCTGGAGTTAGTAATTATACAAATAATTTTAATAAAGCTTCTGTATTTTTTACCCAAGAATATGGTTTAGCTCCTAGCAGTAATTTAACAATAAGATATCTTGTTGGAGGAGGAGTACAATCTAATGTACCTGCTAATGATTTAACTAATATAAATAAATCAAGAATTATATTTAAAAATACTACAACTGTTCCTCCATTAAGTACTACAATATTAAATAGCGTAGCTTCATCTAATCCTTCCCCAGCAGCTGGAGGTAGAGGTGGAGACGAAATTGAAGAAATTCGTAATAGTGCTTTATATTCATATCAATCTCAATTACGTGCTGTAACTAAAGAAGACTATATGGTACGTGCTTTATCTCTTCCAACTGAATATGGCTCAATAGCTAAAGTATATGTTACACAAGATATGATTAGTACACCTTTACCTACCCCAACAGTAGCAACAATAGAAGAGCGTAACCCTCTATCATTGGATATGTATGTATTAGCTTATAACTCAGATAAAAAATTAACAACAGCTTCTACTACTTTGAAGCAAAATTTAGCTCTTTACATTAACCAATATAGAATGGTTACTGATGCTGTTAATATTAAAAATGCTTTTTATATTAATATTGGTGTTAATTTTGACATAGTAGTTAAAAGTGGATTTAATAATAATGATGTTATTACTAATTGTATATTAATACTTAAAGATACGTTTAATATAAATAATTGGAACATTAATCAACCTATAATAATATCAGATATTGTTGGTACTTTACTTCAAGTAAATGGTGTTCAATCTGTAACTAAATTTGAAATTATAAATAAACAAGATTCAACAGGAACAACATACTCTCAATATACATATGATATATCAGGAGCTACAAGACAGGGTAATATATATCCTTCTATAGACCCTAGTATATTTGAAGTACGTTATCCTGATACTGATATTCAAGGTAGAGTAGTACCATTTGTAATTTAAAGGTTATAATCTACCATATTTATATGTAGTAATCATGTAATTATGGCAATTTATAAAATATTCCCGGAAAAATCCGCAACTCTTTATTCATATTATCCTACATTAAATTCTGGATTAGATGAAATATTAGAACTTAGTACTTATGAGTCTATAGCAGGTACTAATGAAATATCTCGTCTTCTTATCAAATTTCCTCAAAGTGAAATACTTGATGTAATTAATAATAAAGTAAGTGGGGCATCATATAGTGCCTCTTTACATTTATCTCTAGCTAATGCTTCTCAGATCCCATTAGATTATACTATATTTTGTCATCCTTTAGCAGCAGATTGGAATGTAGGAAATGGAAAATATTCAAATTCACCTATAACAACAGATGGTGTTAGTTGGCAATTTACAGACCAATTAAGTGGTAGTGTATGGTTTACAGCAGGTAATTTTCCCTCAGAGACCACAGGTTCATATACTGGGAGTGGAGTAGTTGGGGGTGGTTTATGGTGGACCGGTTCTAGTTATATATCTACTCAATCATTTAATCATGTTGATTCTTTAGATATTGATTTAAATGTTACTAATACAGTAGTTGCCTGGTATGAAAGTACACTTTCTAATAACTACGGATTTATATTAAAACACAGTAGCTCATTAGAATTTACTACAGCATCTAAATTTGAACTTAAATATTTTTCAGCAGAAACCCATACTATTTATCCTCCATGTTTAGAAATAAGATGGGATGATTGGGTATATAATACTGGTTCATTATCTGTTGTAACATCACCTAATATAGTAGCTACGTTAGCTAATAATCAAAGTGAGTATCAACAAGGATCAGTTCAACGTTTTAGAATAAATGTACGTGATAGATACCCTGCTAGAGCCTTTCAAGCTACTTCTGTTTATCTTAATAATAAAGCTTTACCAACAGCTTCCTATTATTCAATAAAAGATTTGGATACTGAAGAAACTGTCGTAGATTACGATACAACATATACTAAAATTAGCTGTGATTCAACTGGTATGTATTTTGATGTATATATGAATGGCTTAGAACCAGAACGTTACTATCAGATACTAATTAAAACTACAATAGGTGAAACAACATTAGTATTAGATGATAATTACTATTTTAAAGTTATAAGATAATATGTCTGAACAAATTCCTATAGAAAAAACAGTATACGATAAAAATACTTTTAGTAAAGTAGTTGATACCCAATTTAGCCAATTGTTACTTAATCAGGCTGAAGAAACTCCTGTTTTTACTATAGAAGATTTTTTTGAATTATATGAACAATTATTTTACCAAATTCCAAAAGAGGGAGATGCAGACTCTCATAGATTTATTTTGGAAAAAGAAGCAGAATATTTAGGTGTTATAATTAATCAAGATGATATTCAAGCTTTATTAGATGAAATTACAGTATTACGACAACAAGTAATAGACACTCAAAATGCATTAGATGAACTAAGCAAAACAATTAAATAATAAATGGCTGACAATATAAAAATAATAGGTAATATAGTTAATACTACAGTAATTAATCGTTATTCTGAAGAGGATACCAATTTATTATTTCCTGAAAAATTACAAGAAAATTTTGGTGGAAAGGATGACTATATTGAATATTACATTTATGACATAGGAGGAAATTTATTAAGAACAAATTATAATTACTTAAATTATAAATTACCTCCTTCTACTGGATTAACTCCTTCTGTATCAACTCCTCCTAATACAACGGATAATATCCAAACAACAGAAGTAGGAATAACATCAACTTTAGCTTCCCCAACAAGTTCAATATATCCTATAATTGAAATAGACCCAGTCCAAGATTTACAAAATGCTGAATATTCATCAGGAGAATTTTCTGTTAGATATAATTTATTTCAAAATATTTTATCTAATTATATTGATTCTGCTTTATTTGTTAAAGAAATATCTCAAGATAGAACTGAAGTTAGATTAGCTTCTGTTACTTTATCTGATGATGAAATAGAGCAAGTTACTTTATCTTTAATAGATGAAATAAATAATTCTCCATATTATGTCGAATATTTACTTAATTTTGGTAATAATGAACAATTTGTAGCGGTAAACATAGCACTAAATAAAGACCCAGAAGGAAACGAAGTATTATTTAAATTATACCAACCCTTACCTTTAAATATTCAAGAAAAACAGACGTTATGGATTGTTAAAGAAAAAGTAAGTCCCTATAATTTTGAAATTAATTTAGATAAATTAATAACACCACCACCTCCACCAACATTAAAAGGACCAAATTTTGATATTCCTATTGATACAAATCAAGGAACAATATCATCTACATATAGTAATTATTCAACTTTAGTTTCTGGTCTTCAATCATTACAAAGTTCTTCTTATCAAAAAATTTTAAATCTATTAAATTCACAGAGTGTACAAATAAATGTTAATTATACTGTAAGTGAATCTGCTGATTTTGGTAATTTTGTATTTTTTGGTTCTGCTTATAAGCGTGTAGAAAATTTTTATAATAAAGTTAAACAAATTGAAGGTTATAATAATTTTATAACAACATATACTCCTTTTGTTAATACAACAGCTAGTCTTCAAACTGAAATAAATTTATATTCTTCTAGTATTAATGAAATTATTTCTCAATTTGATGGATTTGAAAGTTATTTATATTTCGAATCTAGCTCATATACTTGGCCTAAATCAGGATCAGCAAAACCTTTTGAGTTATTATCAACAATATCATCATCAGTTCAAACTTGGTATAATAATTTAACATCATCAGCAAAAATATATGATTTAAATAATTATAATAATCTAGAATATTCAATTCCTTCATATGTAAAAGAGGATGAAACAAACCAACCATTCCTTACTTTTTTAAATATGGTTGGTCATTATTTTGATAATATATGGGTTTATATAAAATCTATTCCTGATATAAATTTAGCTAATAATAATCTAAATTATGGTGTATCTAAAGATTTGGTATATGAAAAATTAAAATCTTTAGGTCTTAAATTATATAATAGCCAAGCAGGAGAAAGTGTTGATCAATTTTTAATAGGAGCAAATACAGGTAGTTCTGTTTGGGATAATAATTTTACTGTAACAGGCAGCTATTTAAATAATATTCCTCGTAAAGATTTAGTATCGGAATTATACAAACGTATTTACCATAATTTACCTTACTTATTAAAAACAAAAGGTACTGTTACTGGTCTAGATGCTTTAATAACAGTATTTGGATTATATACAGGTATTGATGGTGTTCAAATAGGTAATCAAGTATGGTCTGCTTTTAATTATCAAGGAACTACTTACCGAAATGGAGATCCAATTCTAGAAGCTCAGTCAGATGCTGATTGGGCAGCAGCTAATACTGCTCAAAGAGGAGCATGGTGTTATTATAGTGGTAGTTATGAATATGCTAAATATGGTAAATTATATAATTGGTATGCAGTAAATGATTCTAGAGGATTTGCTCCTGAAGGTTGGCATATACCAACTATAACAGAATGGAGAATATTAACCAGTTCTTTAGGATTAACTCCAACAGAAATAACACTTAAATTAAGAGCATCTGGATCTAATTATTGGAATAATAATACTTTATCTACTAATCTAAGTGGATTAACATTAGTAGGAAATGGTACTAGAGACGCTAGTCAAGGAGGTACACCGGCTTCAACATGGACTAATAATAATCAAAGACTTAGAGTAGGAGCTGGATTATGGGCAGCATCGATAAATAGATTTGTTGTTTTTAGTGGAAATACAGTCACTGGTATAACAATAGGAGCAGCATCAGCGGGGATAGGTCACGCTGTTCGCTTTGTAAAAGATAATCCAAATACTTACGATGATACAGATAATTTATTGAATATTCGAGAATTTGGAGGTGCATTAAAATCAAATTACACTAAAGGGTATAATAGTAATAAAGTAAGGGTTATTGAAAATTCTATTGAACCGGGAGTAATTGTAAGTTCTTTATCTCCAATAATGAGTTTACAAACATACCCTACTGCGTCTTCTCAATTCAGAGACAGTGATATGAATTATATAGATATTTCATTTTCACCACAAACTCAATTGGATGCTCATATTTCTAGATCTATTAGCACTATTTCACCCACATGGGATATAGATACCTATATAGGTGATCCTAGGCAACAATATTTAAATTCTTATCCTGATTTAGATTTTCAACGTAGTTTTTACCAATTTAGAGGAACTGGAGCTACTAGAAGATACACAGCTAGCCTATTAGATTATAATAGATATACAAGATTAGTAGAATTTTTTGATAATTCTTTATTTAAAATGCTTAGTGATTTTGTTCCTGAAAGGACAAGTTTATCAACAGGTGTTACATTTAATTCTCCTATCTTAGAAAGAAATAAAGTAGCTTATGCTAATCCAACTAACACTATTTCTCAAAGTGTACCTACAGCTCAATATAATTCAACATCTTCTTTATCTACGACATATGGTACATTCTACACAGCATTATCGTCATCTAATAACACTATGGGGTGGTATGATGGTGAATTAAGTGGAAGTACTGTTGATATTAATCAATATTTTGAAGACAATTATAATCCATATTTACAAGTAACAGGAACGATAAATAAAAATGATTTTAATCATTCTGATTGGAATATATTACTAAATAATGTTTCACAAAGTGTAACGTCCACCACTAGACAACGTATTGAATATATTTGGGGAACTACAGGTAGTCTTACCCGCTCTGCAGAATTACAAGATTCTTATTTATCATTACAATCTTATAATAATTCTCGTTATAATGGAACTAAATTAACTAGTTTATATATTAATACGTATACTAGTGCATCATATACTGGATCAGACGGTCTTACTATTGTAGAAGGAGATAATTCATTTGGTAAAACAGCTGTAATAGATAGATATGTTCGTCGAATAGGATTATTTACTCAAATAGAAAGTAGTTCATTTTTATTAAATAGAAATAATGTTGCTTTAAAATATCTTGTAGATGAATTTGGAGGATTAACTGAATTAAACCTTATTAATAATAACTGGGAAGATGTTCAGAGAACATTTGTAATGAGTGGAACAGGATCTGTATCTTTATTTGATACTAAGCAATATAGTAATCAAGTATCAACTAATGGAGATAAAATAATATTTGATAGTGGGTATTCATACTTTCCAGTTTTTTATTATTCAACAGAATCAAAAGGACCAGACCCAAAGAGATATTTCGATTCAGTTATACCTCAACAAGACCAATTTACTGAAGCAAGGATGTTAGTTCCTCTTAATAGTAATAATCGTATTATTGGATCTATAAATCCTACCTCAGGAATAGGAGTACCAAATACTGGTCCTAATGGAGCTCCTTATTTTACAACAGCTTCTTTTGGAACTAAATTTGTTACTAATCTTTTTAGAAATATAGTTCAAGGAAGTGGTTTTACAATAGGAGGAGCAGATAATTCAACCTCAACCCTTCCTTATACCAATTCTCCTACATATCTCATACCTCAGGGAGGTCAATATAAAATAAATGTTAAATTAAATGTAGAAGTATACTCAGATGGAACTAATTTTGGAACTACAACATTTCAAGCAGGATTATATAGATCACGAAATAATATTGAAACTTTAGTTGAAGGAACCTCTCTTAATACTAAAAGTGCTATATATAGTAATATTTCTTTCTCAACTGATCCAAATTCATCACCTGGTGTATTATATTTAAATGCTGGGGTTGCTTTCTCCCGTCCTGATCCATTTGGAAATCCTGTATTTCCCGAACCATACCCCAATGGATTTACATGGCAACCTTTCTCTTCAATAACATACCCTGCTCCAGTAACTATTGGAGGACAACAAACAAGCATTATTTATAAATATGTTATTTCATCAACATCATCTCCTAGACTTCAATGGTCAAATCTTAATTATTTAACTGGAATAAATGGTACTTATTATTCAATATATCCTTCTCTTTTCTTTGATGGCGGTCTTAGAATAGATCAAACTAATTTTACTGATCCTGATGGAAGTTGGATATATGACTTTGTACCTCCGTCTTCTCCAACTCCTTATCCTTTATATACTAGTACTAATGCTGAAAATGTCCCTAAAGGAGTTATAGCACTAGATATGAGTATTGCCCCACCAACTCCTGTAGAATTTAATCAAGGTGATAAAATCATATATAAACTCAGCATATCTAATAATACCAACCCAGCAGCTATAGCTTATATACCCACAGCATCAGCCATTTATCCTCAACAATTTGTAATATCTACTTTAGATACTTCATTAGGAAGTTATCCTTTTACAATAGCTAATCCTTATTTTATATCTGCTAGTAGTACTTCATCTTTAGAATTCAATAATGGTTTATCTAACTTTTTTGGAGGAAACTATACATTTTTACCAACATTTGCAACAGGGTCTACAGTTTATACAAGTAGTTTATATGACAAATATGGAGATATAGATTATCCTTTTAATATATCAGCAGGAGATATATTTTTAGTAGTAGACGATAATGGTAGAACATTTGAGTCAGCTATAAAAAATATTACTAAAAGAAACGATGATATTATAGAAATAGAACTACTTGAAAAAATGTCAGATATATTAAGACAACAAATCACCCAACTTAAAACATTAGAACTTTTATTTTTAACTAAAAGAAAAGACGAAACAAATGTAATATTAAGATTTAAGAAAAGATTTGGTAAAACATCTTATGGTTTTTTAATACCTGAAAATTTAGCTCCTGATGTATTAGATAATATTGATACTATTACTAGGCAAGTAAAACAAAAACTCTTATCTGATCAACAAAGCTCAACATAATAATTTTATAATTTTAATATATTTATAGTATATACAACAAATATTAAACAATGGCAATATTAAATCCAACAGTAGTAACAGTAGATGCTATTTTAACTACAAAAGGTCGTGAATTATTAGCTCGTAACGATGGTTCTTTTCAAATTACACAATTTGCATTAGCAGATGATGAAGTAGATTACACATTATATAACCCAAATCAACCATCAGGATCTGCATTTTATGGTGAAGCAATTGAAAATATGCCTATATCTCAAGCTTTCCCTGATGATACGCAAATAATGCGCTATAAATTAGTAACGCTACCACGTGGAACATCACGTCTACCTGTTATTAGTTTAGGATATAATACAATTACACTTAAACAAGGAGCTTCATTAACAATTACTCCTCAAACATTAAATTATCTTGGAGCTGCAAGTTCATTTGAAACTAATGGATATACAGCAACAGTAGCAGATGTTAGATTAGTGTCTGCTTTCCAAGGTACAGGTATTACAACTACAACAGTTGGGGATCAAAATTTAAATACAACTACAGGAGCTGTATTATCAACATCAGCAATTGGTACCTCATTTACTTTAACAGCAACAACAGTTAATACATTATTTGGTACTTCATTAACTACACTATCTACTACAATTACTGTAGTTGGTAGAGATAGTGGTGCTAGAATTACTATTCCTTTAAATATATCTAAAGTATCAACAACCTAATAAAATAAAAATATAATATGTCATTTTCAAGATATAATACAGAAGATTCAGTAATAAGCTCAGAAACCGTAGTACGTGGGATGTGGACAGGGGATAGTTATACTTTAAATAACTTTGTTACACAAAGTTCTATTTTAGAATCTTATGTAGATGTATATAATTTAGCTATCTCTAACCCTAGTACAGTAGTTCAATTTAGCGTAGAATATGGTCACATAGCTGGATCCGGATCTGTAGCTTATAATTCGGCTGTTTCTGGTTCTTCTCCTTCTCGTGCTGTATATGGTAAATACAGAAATTTAATTTATGGTGATGAAAATACTAATTTTAGCTTTGATGGAGGAGCAACAACAGCACAACAAATATATGTAATTAATATTAGTAGGGATAGATATAAACAATCAATCCAACCTGGTTCTCTTAATTTAACTTTAGCAAGTGCTAGTAGTCCTACTTCTGTCAATACTATTAGATTAACAGATGATAGTAATACAACTAGTTTAACTCGCTTTATAGGATCCAATAGAGTATTTTATATAATTAGTGGAAGTAACGGTAATGCTTATTCAAGTAGTGCAGCTGTACTTTCAACATATTATGGTATGATGTTCCCTGATTTAGGAATTATAGTATTAGATGCATCAGGATCTTTACGTCCATTTATATCATCTTCAAATGTAGCTTCTGTAACTTCTCCTGTATATAATAACGCAGGATTTGTTAGATCTATGATATGGGGAAATAATTTTCAACTTAGATCATCTGAAGTAGTATCATCACGTTATTTCTTTACGCGTATTAAAAACAGTGAATATAATTATACTACAAATCCATCTGTTATAGATGCTAATGGTAATTTATTATATACTACATTAATTAATAGTCCTCAAACATTTGTCACTACAGTAGGGATGTATAATGACAATAATGAATTATTAGCTGTAGCTAAATTATCAAAACCACTTACTAAAGACTTTACAAAAGAAGCCTTAATTAGAATCAAATTAGATTATTAATGCATGTCATCATTCAAAAGATTAAACAAGGCGGACGTTACGACAACTCTATATGCAGCTAATAGACTGTGGAATATAGCATATACTAATGTTACTCTTAACCAAAATGCCTTCTATTATACAGGTTCTAATGTTACTTTTAGTATAAATGAAACACAAAATAATGGTCAATATCCATCATTAATTTATGATTTTGTAAATCATTTATTTTATCAATCATATACTGGTAGTTTAAATACAGGTTCTTTAATGTTTAATACAAATACATTAGAATCTGCATCTCAACAACGTCCTACATCTTCTTATTTTAATTATAATTCTAATCCTTTATTAATTAAACAATTTCCTTCTGGAGCGGGGCAATCCATAGGAGTAGGTGTTATAAATCAAGATTTATATGGCTCTAAAATATTACCAAATAGTTTTCAAATAAGTGCATCCTCTCTTAATTCTGGTGTCCCTGATATTCTTATTAAAGATGATGGATACGGTAATTTATACGATGTAGCTCAAGCTCAATCTTTACCAATAGCTTTAAATTATGTTACGTTAGATTATTTTGAAAATAATGGAGTTATAGGATCAGGAATATATTTTGTTGGAAATATATTTTATGCTCACGGAATAGCAGTTATTACTAATCCTGATTATCAAAGAGTTTTAAGTATAAATTCTTGTAATACTTTTACTGTTACTCCACTTATAACTTCTGATATTATTTATACAGATTGCCTAGGAATCAATAGACTTATAGCTAATACATTAACTACTCAAACAATATGCGCAATCTCAGGTACAATAGTTTTTGATAAGGGTTTTGGAAATATATCTACTCCTGGAATTCTTTGTAATCCACCTAGAACGTATACTTTTCAGAATGAGCATAGAATATATGAAAATGAAGTACGTTGTATAGTTAAAGAAAGTGATTTCAATTTATCATATAATCCTTCTCTATTAAAGTATGGAGGTCAAACAATAGTACCTATATCAGGAAGCGCTAGTAATGGTTATACTACAACAGGATCATTTGATAATAGTACTGTTAAAGATTTTGCTACGGCCTCATTTTTCCAACCTTACGCAACAACAATAGGTTTGTATAATGATAACAATGATCTATTAATGGTAGCTAAACTAGCTAAACCAATAATGTTATCTCCAGACACAGATATGACATTTATTGTTAAGTATGATCTTTAATATTTATAATAAACATTGTTATGATAAAATGGAATTATTGGGATAATTACAATCCCGAAGATTATTTAGGTTTTGTTTATAAAATTACCAATCTCACAAACGGTAAATTTTACATTGGTAAAAAATTCTTTTGGTACAACAAAAAGAAAAAACTCACCAAAAAACAATTAGCTGAACAAACTGGACCTGGTCGCAAACCAACTACTGAAATAGTTAAAGTAGAAAGCGATTGGAAAACATATTGGGGTTCATCTAAAGAATTACTTAAGGACATTAAAGAATTAGGTGAGGATCATTTTGAATGCATTATACTCAAATTATGTAAGAATAAAAAACAACTTACATACTTTGAAATGCATTACCAGTGTACCAATGAATGTTTAGTTAGTCCTTCACTAACATACAACGATAATATACTAGGTAAGTTTTTTGGTAAAGACTTGGTATAGTCAAAGTAATATCTTATATTTGTGGTTATGGAGAATGCTGCCCTTGTAATATTATTGGAATCTGTATTAGGTACTGGTAATAAAACTAGTCGGGGTAATTATTCATTTAAATGCCCATTTTGCACTCACCATAAGAATAAACTCGAAATCAACTGTATAACAAACGCTAAAAGCGAGAATCCTTGGCATTGTTGGGTATGTGAGGCAAAAGGAAAAACCATTAGATCTCTCCTTAAAAACATGAAAGCGCCGTCTAATAAAATAGCGGAGCTAAACATGATTATAGCACCTGGTAAAGCAGAAGAAAAACAAATATCAACATTACTTGATCTACCTAAAGAATTTATATCATTACATAAACCAGTTGAAGATAAAATAGCAAATATTGAATCAAAACACGCTATCAAATTTTTACGTAAACGTGGTATAACGGCTGATGATATTGTTAAATATAATATTGGTTTTTGCAATGATGGTCCATATAAAGAACGTGTTATTAT